TGCCTATTTCATTGTAAATCAAACGAAAAGAGGATTTAATATGGTTAAAAAAATCAATGAAACTTTAATGAGCAACAGCGGACGATTAGTCAATTTGGAATTTGTTGTAATTCACAACGATGCGGGAAGTATGACACCAGAAGAGTACATTGATTGGTTACGCAATCGTGATAAAGCACTAGGAATTGCACACTACTATTGCAATCGCAATACTATTGCTCGAGTAATTGATACATTCAATATCGGCTATCACACTGGAGACTGGTGGAGTAATTGCCGTTCGATTGGATATGAAGTGTGTGAAAGTTTGAAAGTTAGTGACGAGGAATTCCTTCAAAATGAAGATATGACACTCATGCAAGCTACTGAAGATTTATTGTTCTATGGATTGCCAATCAATACACAAACAGTAAGACTACATCATGAGTTTGTGTCTACTACATGTCCACACCGTTCACTAGAATTACACGGCGGAACGACAGAAAGTGTTAAAAACTATTTTGTTTCACGTATGAAATATTTTGCAAGTCTAGGTAAGACAGTAGACGAAATGTTGGGACAAGTCGAAAGTGAGCCGACAGTCCAAGAAACAGTTAAGGAAGAAAGAACAACTCAAAAGCCTAGCGGTAACGGTAAGTCGGTAAACGAGATTGCACAAGAGGTTCTTAAAGGATTGTGGGGCAACGGTCAAGAACGTTATGACAACCTAACAAGTGCGGGTTACAATGCGCAAGAAGTTCAAGACAAAGTAAACAGTATTTTGAGTGGTGAAACACCTAGCAATAGCACTAGCACAGACATTGACAGCGTGGCACAAGAGGTATTACAAGGCCTATGGGGAAACGGTCAAGAACGTTATGATAGTTTAACGAGTGCTGGTTACGACGCGCAAGCCGTGCAAGATAGAGTGAATAGTATTTTAAACGGCGGACAAGGTTATGACGATTATACTAATCTTGACGACGTAGCGAACGAGGTTATCCAAGGCCTTTGGGGTAATGGGCAAGAACGATTCGATAATCTCACAAACGCTGGCTACGACGCACAAGCAGTTCAAAATCGTGTAAATGAATTACTTTCATAATCTAAAAGGAGATGATTCAATATGGAATTAGAACAAATTAAAAACAGAATTACTGCATTAGAAACTAAAGTGACTACTAAGCAGGCAGATATCAATCGCATGAACGAAGAAAAAGCGCAATACGAACAAAAAATTCAAAATCTTTCAGAAGACATTCAACGTTTAGAGCAAGATAACGCGAACAAGCGAGATGAAATTAAAAAATATAAAACAGTTGTAGAAATCATGGAGTTGTAGTAGATGATAGATGTAGAATTTAACGTATTGACCATGCATTTGCAAGGATTAATGCGCAGTCCGTATATTCAAATTTTGTTTTGGTTAATTTGCTTTGATGTAGTTTCTGGCTACATCAAGGCTTTTAAATTGAAAAAATTTGACAGTAAAACGAGCACGAATGGACTGCTCAGACATTTTCTTGTCATATCAGTAGTCATGATAGTTGCCCTATATGCTAGAGCTCTCAATCATAGAGAGATAGGAATAACCACATGTCTATTTTTCATTATGAGCTATGTGGGTTCGTTGATGGAGAATTGGGAAGCATTGGGCTTACCATTCCCCGAAGCATTGAGACCGTACATCAACCAGATGCGAAAAAATCAAGACAAGAAATTCCAAAAAATAATCGAAATTGAAATCGAAAAGAAAGAGGATGAACAATAATGGAACAATTACAAACAACTATCGTAAACGGAGTTATTAGCATTTTAGTCGTATTGATTGGATTAGCTTTCACAGGGGTGAAGGGCTTCATCGAAACTAAAGCTGCAGAATTGAAAGCTAAAACGGATACTAAGAACTATGAATTGGCTAAGTCTATTGCGAACACAGTCGTTGGCGCTGTGGAACAAATCTTCAAAGATGTGCACGGTGCGAGCCAAGACAAATTCCAGGCTGCATTTGACAACTTGACGAAAGAGCTTGAAAAAGCTGGAATCAATTTGGATGATGCATCCAAGAAAGTATTGATTGAATCTGTCGTGAACGGGTTCAACGAATTGAAGAAAATTGAAGGCTAAGATTACGGATCATAGAGGGCTCGTTGCGAGTCCTCTTTTTATTTAAAAAAGGAGGGCGTATGGATAAAATAATCGAAAAACATTTAAGTATTACGTCAGCTAATCGATGTATTGAAAAATTAAATCATGAGATTTATAGCCACGATAAAGGGACAGCGGTGTTCAAATTCACTACAGAAGGGCTAACCGCTTCTAAAGTACTATGTTTGTTTTACTTTAAGGAAACCAAACGTTATAGAACTGTGGAAGCCACAATCGAGGGAAACATGATTACGGTTCCGTTCGATAGTACATCAATCATTGCTGATGAATCCGTGATTGGCTATATCTACTTTGAGAAAGTGGAACAATCTACCGACGTTTACGCATTCGCATTTAATGTATGGCTCAGCGCTATTGACAAAGCTAGAAAAGCACCTCTAGTCGAACGCACAACTGGACGAATCGTGGATGTTGAAAATATTGTTACCAAGCAAGAATTGGACGAACTTTTCAACAAGATTAAGGAACAAGGCGGAACGTATGATGATAGCAGTCTACGTACTGAAATCAGCCATATTTCAGCAGAAATTGAAGTTTTAAAGACAAAAACTGATAAAGATACTGTCTATGATGACAGCTCCTTAAAACAGCGTTTAGAGGTCTTAGAAAGCAAGCCTGAAAAAGATACTAGTAATCTAGTAACAAGACAGGAACTTGAAAATAAAAATTATCTTACAACACATCAAGATATTTCACGTTTAGCAACCAAAGAAGAATTAAATAATTTAGTTACTAAGCAAGAATTAAGAGATAAGAACTACCTTACCTCGCACCAATCATTGAGTGACTACGCTTTAAAATCTGAAATTCCAACACCTTATAATGACCTAGAATTAAAGAAACGAGTTGAACATTTAGAAAGTAAACCTGATTTAGATACTTCAAATTTTGTAACAAACGAGGTATTAAATAGCAAGGGTTATCTTACGCAGCATCAAAGCCTAGAGGGTTATGCTAAGAAGTCAGAAATCCCTCAAGCTTATAACGATACTGAAGTTAAGCAAAGACTTTCTACTATTGAGCAAAAAGGGGAAAGCTACGCAACTAAAGAACAACTTGCATCTATTCCTAAAAATCCTCAAAAATTGACTTTATCAGGGAATACACTCATCTTATCAGATGGTGGTGGGTCAGTCACACTCCCTACTTCTTCTGGCTCTGGTCAAAATGGAACTACATCATCTAGTGAGTTAACTGGAGTCGGTATGCCGAATGGTCGTGTAGACGGAACACTCGGCCAAACGTATGTCGATACTAAGAAAACTAATGGCGCATTGAAATGGATTAAACGTACCCCTTCAGGTAATCAAGGCTGGGCTGTTTTAGATGGCGATACCGGTTGGAAGAACATAAATATATTGTCTAAACTAGGTAATTCTTATTTACAAGTCCGAAGAGTTAATAATACAGTAACTTATCAATTCGGAGGACTACAATGGGGTTGGTTCGGAATTGTTAGACGAGGTAACCCAGCATTCATCGGACATCCAGGGAACCGTGAAAAGAAATGCTTCCTTATAGCAAACGGTGGTATACCTTTAGGGTATAGAACATCTGGTTCGCTAATTGGTCAGATTTTCAACGATGACGGTGTCCCATACGGAACGTGGTATGTAGGCGGTTATGGTGATGCAAATCACTTACGTTTCCAATTCACCGACCCAGTACCAACCGACAGAGACATCGGCGATATTCGGGTATCTAATATTTCATACATTACAGACGACCCATGGCCAACAGTATAATGAAGAATAATCAAAACGAGCCTACCTTAATTGGTAGGCTTTATTTTTTTGCGCATTTTTAAAGAATCGAGTTGTTCCGTATTTGTTCCGTGAATTCCGAAAACGTATGATATGACATGATACAGAAACGCTGTTATTATAAGGATATGAAGAGATGTGAAACGTTATGAAACGTTAAGAAAAGCACCTCTTCTCCTTA